ATATCTTTGATGTCTCCAATATCACTCTTTACATTATCAAGTTCTTCCTTCATTGTATCGAATTCGGAATTTTTCTTTTCCAAGGCTTTCTTTCTAGCCATATAATTTTCATAAGCAGATCTATCTTTGTTGATGATCGCGTGAGTGTTAGGGTCTCGGACTAACTCCGAATGACCCTCTACTTTAAGATATTCAGACATTATGCGAGTGCAATAGCGCGAAGGTCTTTGATGTATGGTGGTTCTGCCTGATTCGTTCCAACCATGTCAATCTTGATTTGGAACTTAGTGAATCTAGGAATACTTCCTGTAGTAAATTCATAATCCTTGAAACCAAAGTCTGTGCTTGCTGTTGTCAAAGCATCTGGAAGACCATTGCTTGCAGAGGAATTACGAACAGTTCCACCTTGAGTGAAGTTTCCTGTGCCAGGGAAAGGTGTGAAGTTAACATTCATTGAGTTCTCAGTCGAACCCTCACTTAAAGTCTTGAAGAATACTCTAATGTCAGAAGAATTTCTTCTGTATGCAGCAAAATTAACCTTAATCTCACTAGCTGGATTCTCCAGAACGATCAGTTTGGAAACATATGTAGAAGCACAAGGATCTTGTCCTGTGATTCTTACGTTAGGATCAGTTGCAAAGTTACTTACAGGACTATTAATTCTATTAGTTGTTAGACAAACATTGACTCTATCAAGGTCAATAACAGGAGATACACTTAAATCGGTTGTGACCATAATGTTCTCCAGTGTGAACGACTTGTTCGCAGGGAGTGTATCCAATTGTTCTATTTCATTGATTTCGGAAGCAATCAATCTTGGAGTATCAAAATGGTTTTGTCCACCAAGGTCAACTGATTCAAATCCCTGATCAATGAACGATTCTTCAGAACCATCCACACTAGTTGCAGAAATTGTTCTGACTCTTCCAGAAACGGAAGTTCCAGGAGGAGTAAGAATTTGAATGTTAGGTGTAATAGTTTCAAACTGAATATTTTGAGTAGCTGTAATGTTATCACCACCAGACTGTTTGGTGGAGGTGAAGAATCTGTCAGGCAGACTAGCACCACTTCTATCTGTTCCGTTGGAACTCATGTCAAGTTTAATGTGATAATGATCCAGATCTTTTTCATCTGGAACAGTCACATTTGGATTATTCATATCATGTGTCTTATTGATTCTTCTTAATGAAACACCACCAAATTCATATTTTCTGATTTCAGTGCCAGATTCATATGTGAAAGTACCAGTGTCATCAACACCTCTGGTCGAGATACCAGTGATAGAACCAGAAGCGGTTCCAGTGTATGCGATGATTTCATTACCGATCTTCAGATATCCATGGTTGGTAGTTCCAACACCAACACCTTCAAAGGTGTCAAAGTTTGCAGAAGAAACAACCGAGATATCACCAGTGGAGTCACTGTTGTAATCTGCGCTCAATGTGGTTACTGGAACATCAGATTCAACACCACTAAGTTTAACTCTATTGTTAAAGGCGTGCATCGCGTGAGCTCTATGGCTCACTCTCATGTGTAAACCATCATTTGTAGAATCAACATCAAACGAAGTGATGGTTACTCCTGCACCAAGTTGAACAACGCTGCTTCCGTTATCAAAGGTGATTGTGCCAACACCTGTGTTGAAAGTACCTTGAATATTATCTAAGATCAGTGTGTTGGTAGAAGTCACGATTCCAACAGAAAGAACCGCACTAGATCCATTTCCAAGTCCAAGAGTGCTAACACCAACAGTATCACCAACTGCAAAGTTTTGACCACCGTTTGTCACATCAACAGCTGAAATTTTTCCGTTGTTTACTGTAACGTTGGCCACCATTCCCGAACCAGAACCAGTCAAAGCGACCATGGGAACATCGGAATAAACCAAAGATCCAGAAGAAGGTGTATATCCAATACCAGGATTTGTAATACTAAAGGTCTGAGTGCCAACACTAGCAATACCCGCAGTGTTAATTAGTTTTGCAGACGCTGTGAGATTACCTTCTTGAGTAACTGTTACACCAGGGATGAATCCAGCTGGTGCAGCAAAGGTTGTTCCAAGTCCAACAGTAGCCTTCTTGGAAAGAATCTTAATTGGATTTTCTGGAAGAGTAATAATTTGTTTATTACCTTCATCAAGTTTTGGATTATAGAATCTAGCAATACCAGTCGAATTAGTAAATTGAGCTGCATAGAGAGTCATCTTCAAGTCTTCATATTGACTTGGATCCCATGTTCCACCGTTCTGAGATTTAAACAGTGAACCAAGATATGGCTGTTGAGTGATGATTGTTTGTTGAGCGTCTGGTAGATTTCTAGTAGCGATATCTACCTCACCCATTCTAGCGATCCATGCATTGTATGTGGTAGCATCACTCAACAAAACAACAGCATATTCAGTTTCACCGTTCAAGTAAACTGGAGACCTAAAGGTAAATCTTGTGGCCACAGATCCATCTTCAGAAATACTTACATCATCTGGTTCTTTTTCAACCGTAGCAAAAGGAAGAACCTTTTGAGTTGGGAGACCAGTTTCAACAGTTCTCATTTCCAAGATTACTGGCAATGTTTCGTCCTTTGATTGGAAGAATACATCAATACTAGTGACAAAAACACCAGTTGTTTCACCCACAGTAAACGTTTGAGCAAGAGGGTCTCTTCGAATGCGTCGAACTCTCCACCCGCCTCCGCGGCCGCGTTGCCAGAAACGTTCAACTCGGTTCAAATTACGCGCCAACTCTTCTGGTGTAAGAGCTGCTCTTTGGGTGACGTTAGTGACGTTAGTGATCCTATTTGTAACAAACTGTCTTCTGTCAATATTTTGTGTAATGAATTGTCTTCTATCAATGTTCGTTACTTCAGTCACATTGAGATCAACATTGTTAACTCGTTGAGTATCAATTGCAGCAGTTTGAGTTTGTGTGCTTCTATCAAGAGTTTCAGTGTTTACCGTGAGTCTGTCAGGACCTTGTTGTCTTGTAATTCTACCTCTTTGAACTCTCTGTTCTGTATGATCAATTCTTCTAATCTGAGGAATTCTTGTGCTCAGAACAGTTTCTCTAACCGTCTGTAATTCACCCTGTGCATAGAAATTAGATTCTGCAGAACTTGTAACAGTGCCAGCAATTAGACTGTTAGTGTTACTTGTGGTAAACTTAAGAGTTTTTGTACCAGTTTCCCATCTTGGATTAGCCTGTCTATCTGGATCAGGAACTTGGAATGTGCCTTGTAATTTACCAATACTATCAGTAATAAATCTAATATTAGATACTCTAGCTTGAGCTCCACTGCTACGACCTTCAAGAATCATATTAGGACTGACTTGTCCACGGAATTGTCCCTGAGCTTGAGCTGCAAGACTGAACGTGTCAACGTTCAGAATAGTAGAAGAAGTGGAATAATCCGCTGGAATGTTACCTGCATTTGCATATGGATTTCTTCCATATCTATTAGTAGGGCTGTTAAATGGTCCATCCTTATGGTTTGGAGCACAAATTCTAAAGATAAAATCTGGGGTTCTGCCTGTTCTTCTGGAATTTGTGGTGTATCCAAATACAGTTTCACCAATTCTGAATCTTCCAGATGTCATAGAAATTTCCAGAAGTTTTGGTGTCATATATCTGGTTACATTCACACCATCAAAGAAACCATAGATACGAGTCAACGGTTTCATCTTCGTAGCACTAAACTGAATACTACGAGATCTCATGAATGGAACAATATCTCTACTTAGAATTCTGTCACCAATACTTTGTCTGTTGGTTGTGGGAGTAATCTGAAACTGAATACCATTTCTAGACTGTCTTGTGGTGGTTTCGATGTCTTGCATCGTCCGTTCAATACGGAAAGTGTCTCTAGTTGTCGTGGTTGTAGTTCTGGTTGCAAGATTTGTTCTAGAGTTCTGAAGACTAATGTTAACGTTACTACGACCAGAAGCTGAACGAGCTCCAACATTTGCTCTACCTGTATTCTGTGTATTAGATGTAAAATTAACACCAGTTACATTAGTCCGTGCTGCACCTCTGGTTGTTGTCGATTCGACTCTTCTGCGAACGACTCTTTCACCAGTCCAGGTAGTCTCCCATGCACCCCAATCAACTTCACTAAGTCCAGTCTGAGCATTAACACCCAAGATAGCGGTCGCAGCATCAAATGCAGCTGTTTGGTTGACTGTTTGTGCATTAACTCTTCTTGTAGCAACCCAAGTGTCAGAGTTTGGTGTAAGTTCAAGATCACCCTCGTAGAAGATAACCAAGAATGGCGTGCAGTTTTCAACCCTAGATGCATATGGTTGTCTAAAATACACAAGTTCTTCATAATCAAGAGTAATTAGACTGCCAGTCTTTCTAATATTAAGACCATCAATATCATCAACAAAATTAAGGTCTACGTTTGGGTTAGAACTAGTTCCGATTCCGACTAAAGATGCTGACCCAGGAATAAGGTCAATAGCAGTGGTATAGTGACCTGGACGCAAGATGCCTTCTTTTCTATCAATACTTGCAGAAAAATCAACGTGTGCAATATGATGAGAGTCGTGAGATTTAAAGTTGTCTACAAAGAAACCAGATTTAAATCTGTTAAGTCCATTTGCATCAACGACTTGAAGGTTAGATGTCTCTGTTTCTAAAAGAGAAAGTTGTGTATAGAATTCTATATTCTCAATTCTTTGTTCAAGACCACCAATATCTTTCATGGTGTAACGTTTGTGTTCTGTTGTTCGAACAGTAACGTCTTTTACATTGTAAACATAAGGAGGAACTTCAACCTTACATACTTCAATGGCATCTTTTACTGGTTCTGGTTCAGTTGGATCATCTGAAGGGAATCCAGTTACATAAAGGAACTTTCCATCCTTATCAAGGAACAGTCTATCTCTTCTACCCTGATAATACTCATAGTCAACGATGATTTGTTCATCAGAAACCATGGGATCATTGATACTACTTCCAGTAGATGCAAATGATCTAGAAGAAAAATCAAATGGGGATACTGATGAAGAAGTATTGTAATTACTGACTCTAGGTCTGATATCAATCAGGTCACTAGTGATTCTGTCATAGAATCCATTGATAGGAATAATTTCTCTAGGAAGATTTGAAGGATAACTAGAAGCTGTGTAAAAGTCTCCCTCATCACTAGCTTCTACAAACAAATTCTTAAATACAATCTTCAGTCTATTGGATGGTTCTGGAGCATTCTTATCTCTTTCAAGATATGAATAGTCATAATATGTGTCCTTATCGTTTGTAACCATGAAATATTGATTGGTTACATTTCGGTCTCCAGGTGTTGTACCAGCAACAATCGCAGTGATATTGGTATTGGAGGTTCTTACTCTTTCACCAACTGAGAATGTGTTTTCGTTAAGAAAAACAGCACCGACAGTGGTAGTATTTGGTTTTTCTGTAATGACTGCAACAGCATCACTATCAATTCCAATCAGTTTTTCACCAATTCTCATATCACTGTTGTTTCCACTTGGTCCAGAATATGCACCAAGAGTAATACCTGGAAGATCGGGATCCGAAGCATCATTCGATTCAAAAACGCCAAGAAGCTCAATAGCTTCAGGAACGTTCAGTGAAATTTGTCTGTCTTGAACTCTAGTTCCATAAACTCTACTATTGGTAAGACCATCGTTGAGAGTATTTGTACCAATACCAGAAGATGCTAATTTAGATCTATTGATAACTAAGACGTTTGCTTCATTCAGAAGTTTCGACTTGTTCCTAACATTGGACTTAAGAACAGTCGCAAACAGATTAGCCTTTCCACTAGATTTGGAAAGAGCTGTGAAAGTAACTGTCTTCGAATCGTCTGCTTTGGTGAATTGACTTGGAGTCAGTGGTTCAATACTTCCATCATCATACGAAATAAGATATCTCTCTTCATCAAAAGGTTGGAAGAACAGGTCTTTACCTGCAGCTGGTGAGGTAAATCCAGAATTTGCAACCGTAATATCAGAATATTGTTTTCTAAGTTGAATATTCGTAGTTGTTACATCAAGACTTTCAACGTTTGGTTTATTGACAGGTGTTGTCAACGTATTTTCCGTAATAGCAAAAGTTGTATCTCTACGTCTCAGGTCTGTGATGGTTACTTTATTAGAACTCGATACAGAACCATTATTAATATTAGGAATACTTGGAATAGCTGCAATCGATACTTCATCACCTGTGGTGCTGACACCAGTAACTCTGTTGAATTGTGGAACCTTGCTTGAACCAAGACTATAACTTAAAATGTTACCTGTGGTCAGAATACCCGCAAAGTTTCCTCCAGTCGCAGTGATGATACCAGTAGTGCTACTAGTTTTAGTGTATTCAAACGAACCTGTAGTAACATTATCGAGTCTTGAGATTTCATCAAGAATCAAGTCAGCTTCAAACGTAGAAACACCGACGTAACTACGCATGGACTTCACATCATCAATATTAAAGTCTGTAATTTTTGTGATAGTTCGACCATCAGCATTTCCATTGATGATGATGTTTTCGTCATTCAGGAATTGTCCGTTTACATCAGATAGAGTAAGTTCCGTTACGTTTGTTCCAGCTGTGCGGACAAATCCACCTGCACCACTTCTAGCACCCTCAATATAGTCAGATGCTGTGATAGAGGTAATTGCAGTTCCTACTTGAAGCTTAGTGAAAAGCTTAACGTCAAACAATCTACTTTCAAAAATTGTAGAGGAGTTTACATAACTTGCAGACTGTGCTTTGAAATCATAAAGTCTTGCAAGACCGACTTCTTCACCATAGGAATCGATACCAAGACTGGTCTCACCTTTCCTTCTACTACTGATGAGAGATACGGTAGCTGTGGTTCCAATACCGATTGCAGGAGAACCAAATACGTTATTTACAAAGATTGGATTACCAGTTACATATGTAATGGGTTCTTGTTCTACCGACTTGGTTGTTCTCGCTTTTGATACATCGATGAGAGTCGGTGCAATAGTCTCAATATCATATCCCTTGATATATGCTTTACCAGGACTTACCTGAGCAATCATCAAATTTTCTGATGGGACATTGCCATCAGGAGTTGTTTGAATGTCTGTAAAGAGTCCTTTGTTGCCTACCTGATCATTCAGGGACTCTTTCATGAAGACTTCAAAAGGATTGACACAATAGTCTCCAGACTCATCATAAGTCCGTTTGGCCATCGCATCACGAATTAAGTTATAATTAGTCTCTTTTACAAAAGTTTGAAGTGTGCCTTGCTGGACACGAGCGATTTCGATAAAGTCTGGATCGACAATATCATTAATATCTTTCTTTGCAAGTGTTAAAGAAATTTTGAATCTATCCGCACCAGGAGCTGCAAAGTTTGTAAATCCTGATGCATTGTCATTCAGTGATTCATCTTCATTAGAAGTAATAATTTCTTCCGATACTTGGAAACCAATCCTGTATGTTGGTGCTTGAGAATATTGATCAAGAATCAGAGTTTCATTAGGAACTTGAACAAACGCACCTCTGGCAAAATAAACACCTTCGCCGACAGACATGGCAGTGCCTATTTGGCTAGCTCCAGACGCAATCGTATTTGCAAAAGGTTCGTTTGCAGAAATTACACTCATTCCATATGTAATATCGGAAAGTGTAATTAGACTTTCTCCATCTAAGAAAGTTTCTGATTCATTATCAAGTGTAGAAGAACTCTCATAGTTGAGATAGAGAGTGATAATTCCTCTTTCAGATTCTTCCTCTGTGAGAACAGAGATAACTTGAGCAGTTACACCAGATCTCTCACCACTAATTCTTTTACCAACAAGTTGTTCTAGATATAAAGAAATTGGAACAGACAAATATGTCGATTCAATTTGAATACACTGATAGGTGTTATTATACGTAAGATTGCCTGGAATTACCTTAGAACCTTCTTTGAAGAAGTGAACACCAAATTGTTCAATCTGATCTTGCAGAATCGACTGCAAGGTAGAAAGTTCTCTAGCCTGTACTGGAGTGCCTGGTTTGAATAGAACTTTTTTAAAGTTCTTGTCCTTATCAAAATCGTCAAAATAAGGACTTACATTGAGATTAGTTTCCTGTGGCATAGTCTTTAGAATTCCAGTACGATTTTAATGTCTTCTTTTTGTTGCGAGCTGCGAGTCACAGATGCTCTATTATCCACGTAGATAATTTCACCGCTGTACTTTTGAACTTCTGGGTTTGCAATACCCTTAACGAAACTCATACCTAAGTTGTATGTTCTATTATTTATTGACGTAGATAAACCTGGTGCAACAGATGTACCAAAATTAGTGTCAATATTAAGATTGTTAGTACCACCAAAAACAGTTGTTCCTGCACCAGTGGTTGGATCAGCACTAAATCTGAATAATTTAAATCCATATTCTGGATTGGTATTCACCGTTCCGTCTGTGTTGAATCCTGCAAGTCTTCTATCTTGCCAATATTTCAATACACCAGTTGTAGAATCCCAACTAATTGTTCTACCCACAGCAGTAGAACCGATGCCAATTGTTTGAGTAAACTGGTCGTCTGCACCGTAAGTAGTTTGTGTTGAACCGGCACCAGTCAGTTTCAATGCGTAAGTTGCACTAGCTCTAGCAAGAGTAAGTCTGTTACTAGAACCATAAGCATCTGGGTTCTTTACAATACCAATTCTTGCAAACTGGTTACCAGTGATAAAGTCTGGGTTCGTGATATCATTTTCAAGTCTAGAGTAAATCAAAACTCTATTTGCACCCAGTTCTCTGTAGATATCTGCTCCATGTCCACCTTGTGGTGGAATAATCACGTTAAAAGCTGCATCGGTTGAACCAGATGGATTGGTTAATCCAACCGCATTTAGGTCAACACTACCAAAGGAGTAATTAGAACCACCATTGGTAACTTCTACAGAGTTAATTTTACCTGCAGCGTTCACAACAACGGAACAAGTTGCACCCTCACCATCACCCTTGATTGGCACATTGTTATATGTGGTCGCAGTACCATATCCAACACCTCTGTTTTTAATAGTGACAATTTTTAATTGTCCACTAGTAGCTGCATTATTTCTTACTGCCGCAACATCAGTCAAAGTTTCCCAGTTGTTAGGTACAGGGATAAAACTTGTAGAATCAAATTTAATCAGTTCACTTGGTTTGATTGTAAAGAGGTACTTCCAAATATATCCGTCACCAGAACCACCAGCAGAACGAGGTTCTAAATCTGTGAAAAGTGGTTGGTCAAGAGATGGTCTTCCATCTGGGTTTTCTGGGTCTGTGCCATTTTGCAGACAAGCATAAACTCTATAATCAGAGTTCATCACATAATAATTGGCATCATACAAGTTAGTAGAACTTGTTACTGGTGAAACATTTGACCTTGAATAATCATTTCGATACATTTCATAGGTCGTACCAGAAGTCCAATCTAATTTTCTTACAACTCTCGTTACATCTGCCGCATTGATTCTTTTCAATGCGATCATTGTATCCCAATAATCAGTCTCCTCACTAAAAGAGTCTTTTGGAGCTGGAGGAGTCTCATTCCAATCTTCATCAAATTCGGTTGCGTTTGGCAAACCGATCCAAACATAATAACTGTTGGAAGTAGACGCAACCCCAGCTACAAAATTACTAGAATTTACAATACGAAGTTGATCAGTTATAATAGCTGACATTTTTAAAAACTTTACGCTTTTTGTTTATTTATAGTTAAATGTAAGCCTCTTTCAAATCTCTGGTTCTAACGATAATTGGACCAGTTTGAATTCCAACCACACCATCAGTGTTGATAACATTAAATGCAGTTGTGCCTTCTTTAACAAAGTCGTGCAAACGACCCCAGGAATATCTACCGAAGAACTCACTATTTCCAAGACCAACACCCTCAGTAGACATCACACTCACTGTGACTCTTGTCAAAGTGGTTGTTCCGAATCCATATGCATTACCTGTGATGTTTTCAACAGCAGCGACTTTATAGATGTTATCAATAAATGATGTTCCAATACCAACAGTGGTATTACCTGATACACTAGTTACCCCCGCACCAGTATTAGAATCTGTTACAACAAAGTAGTAACCAGTCTTAATACCACTAGATGTGATAGGAGTAGACATCGTTGAAGAAGATCTCAATGGAGAATCAAGAGGAATAAAGAGATCAAATGTTAATCCTGTGGTTGCAACACCAACAACAGAAGTTGTGCCAACACCACTAACAATTCCAAAATCACCTTCATATTTAATACTTGTGAGTTGATCATTACCGAAAGCTTCTGGTTCAATCAATACAACTGGTGGATTTGTATTTGTATACCCAGCACCAGCGTTTGTGACGGTCAAAGAGTTAACAGTTCCTACACCAGACAGACCTGCAACTGCGGTTGCATTAGTGTTGACTGTGATTCCAATACCAGCGAAGATTGTTCCAATACCAGCAGTTACACCAATAGAAACAGCGGGTGCAGATGTATATCCAGAACCACCATCAGAGATTACGAAACTAGTAATAGTTCCAGCGGCAGAAACAATTGCGGTGGCTGCTGCACCTGTTTTTTCCGTAGGATCTAAGATAAGAACACTCTGCAAGGTTTCACCAAGATCATCAATTTCACCAAACAATGGAACTGCAGTATCAACAAACACCTCAGTTGCAGCCGCAGAAACGTTATTGATGATGCGTGAGTTTGGTCTAATACCTGCTTCAAGAAGAGCTCTGTCTTTACCAATTTCAAAACCATCAACAACTACATCCGAAGTTTGTTTTCTCCAGGTGATAGGTCTCGATATAGTAGCATTGGTGGTGATACCAGCTTCAATGTATGTATTGGTGGAAACACTGTCAGTCGTGGTGATACCAGTAACAACTCTTGGATTCTGTTGGAAACCATCCTTAATTCCAAGTTCTGGATATTCATTAAGTGTGAGAGAATCTCCAACCTTAACATTTTCTAGAATATCAACATCAACCACATCATTATCAGATCCACGATAGTAGTAGATTCTTATCTTATCTCCAAACTTAGGAGCTTCGGAGAATACAACTCTAGAACCACCTACAAACTTGTAACTTTCTGATGGAACTTGAAGAATGTCATTCAGGAAAATAAGAACATTATCTTCGATCTTGATTGGAGAACCTTTACCAGATCTGAGAGTGATTGGTGTTTCTGCTGCACCGATAGTCTTTGTCAGACCGAATGCTCTCTTAACACCATCAAATTCATCTTCGAAGGTATTCAGTTTTTCGAGTTCACCAAACGACCAACCACCGAAACTATCTCTAAAGACATCCTGAACAGTCAGTCTAAATGTCTTGAATGCAGATCCAGCAGAAGCGTCTGTTGGAATACCCGCTTGGTTATCAGTAGCAAGTCTTAAAGTATCACCAATCTTATAGTTGTATCCATAATTTGTAATGGTGAAACTAATTACACTAGTTGCAGATCCAACACGAACCGATACGGATGCACCAATACCAGTTGAACTTCCAACCAGTCTCATATTTTCATAATTGAGTGGTTGTTCAAATTCAAGAGTTGGTGGAGTTGCAGAACTAAATCCAGAACCACCATTGGTAATGGTAACAGAAGTAACAAGACCTGCAGTGACATTTGCACGACCGATGGTTGTAATTCCAGAAGAACTGATAGCTCTGACCAGAATATTTGTTTGAACTCCGACTCGATATCCAGAACCACTATTACCAATGGAAACAGACTCAACTGTTCCTGCAGCAGAAACAATTGCAGTACCACCAGCAGCTACCAGAGGTTGATAACCAAAGGAGGATGTCTCACCAACAGAAACGATAACGCCACCTCTGGGAATAGAGGAAGAGTTGACATCGTAAGTTACTGATACACCTGCACCAGTAAATCTAATCGAAGTAATACCTGCAGTTTCGGTAATGATGTAATCATCTGGGGCTGCAGGGTTCTGGAAGATTTCGTTGATCAGAATGACACCGTTATTTGTTGCAATTCCAGTGACATTTTGTCCACCAGACTTCAATATGAATGAAGTCGATACACCAGTGAACTGATTCTCAATACTGTCAAACACATAGTTGTTTGCATAAGTATCTTGAGTTCCGTTCTTAGTTCCTGTTCTTGTGAATGCTCTTGCAGCGAATGTAGAAGTAGTGGTCAAACCAGTTGGACCCTTTTCACCCTTAGGTGCATCTGTGAAGTTGATTGTGTCTTCTACAATTCTGTAGTTACCAATAAACTTAGTGACAGTTGCGCCAGCAGTATGATTTGCAAGTGCAGAATTCAATTGAGCTCTCTTCATTAAGAGTTGATTTGTTGAACCAATACCAACGGTATCAACCTTCATAAATTCATCACCAATCTTCAAAATATCTCCAGAGAATATGGAAGATATACCAGAAATAGTTACAAAGTCTGAGGTTGTTCCAACATCAAAAGAAAGTGCATAATTGACTGGAGACTCAATCATTGGACTTTGGATGTTATTATCCAGAGTCACCAACATCTTAGAGTCAAGATTCTTAGATGTGAACGCATGAGTTGTACCAACACCAACTGCAGTAATGTCAAGAGTATTTGGCACAGTCAAGAGTGCGTCTGTTGCACTTGCAGCTACCCTGAACTTGTTCTCTGCAATCTTGACTGCATAGACAGTGGATGGTAACTTATCTGTAGTTCCAAAACCAACAATAGATGTGGTGTTGATACCGATACTCATTGTTGTACCAGCACCAGTTGGAGTGTAAGTAAGTTCTTCACCAGTTGTGAAGAAGTGATTATTGATGATCAGTGTATTTGCAGTGACATCAACCGCACCAGCATCCGAAGCATCAAATACTTTATGGAATACCGAGTCTCCATTATGCTTCAGTGGGAATGAGAACTTAACATCGTTTTCAGTTCCAGTATATGTTCCGTCTTGAGAACGTATCTCTGAATTGGTAAAGGTAACAAAACCAACACCACCTGTTCCAGTTTCAGTGAAGTTATACTGGAATACTTTTGTGGTGATCGCAGTGTTTGCAGGTGGAGTCAATCTGAGTTCTAAATCACCACCTGAAGTAGAAGAATATCCAACACCAACGGTTCCAATACCAGAACCATTGAAAGTGTCAAATGTACCGAACTCACTAAAGTAGATATTAGATCCGTCATGAATTAAGGTTACTTGAGTGACTGCACTTCTGTTATTTGTCGTATCATTGATTTCAATAAGACAATCTGCAGCTTGATATGTTCCAGATCCAAATCCACTAATTCTAGTGGCTTGAGGAGTTCCAGTAGATGCAATATTAGTGGTGGTGGTCAGAATTTGATTCAAAGAAACTGATGTACTACCAATTCCAGTTGCAGAGGAATCAATTGCTGTTTGATGAACTCTCATCGTTACACCAACACCCGCAACTGGAGTGAAGTAAACACTAGTGATACCAGATCTTACATCTGCACCAAAGGTTCCTAATCCGACACTTGGAGAGTTTGTTACCGAAATATTATCATTCAATAATTGTCCATATTCAAGGACATATGCCTCAGATCCATCTTGATGAACAACCAGTTCGTTTAACTGACTTCTCTCTTGACCACCAAGTTCTTCAGTGAGAACAAGGAGTTTAGAAGTGGTTGTTGTGGTTGTACTAAATGCAACAACTTCACAAACAGACTCTGGATCTGTTGAACCGATACCAGCTGCAGAAGAGATAATTTTATATCCAGTACCAACACTAGTAGAAGCAAATCCTACTGTGGTATCGGTGTCAATAAACATTTGTTGAGAGAATATTCTCAACGCATAATTGTTATTTCTGAATTTTGCAGGTACAAATCGAATTGTACCTGTGCTACCAGAGACACTGAAGTCAAATTCTCCCAAATCAATGGTTGTTTCTACTCTACCAAAGGGAACCAGATATCCAAGATTGCCATCATGCAAAAGGTTCATTTGGAGAATTTGTTTTTCACCAGAAAATCTGGTATCAAATGCCATGATATAAAACTTACCACCACGGATTTTTTCAAGATTGAAGTCTGCAATATCAGAGAACGCCGTGGCACGAGGCAAGTCATTAAACTGATCACTTACACCATCGATGGAAATGGCCCTGTTAGTTCTAGACTCACTGTAATCGGAGAGGATTATGTTATCAAACTTAATTTCATCAGAGGCTAAATCATTTCCAATGAACAATGAATTCTCTGATGCAAGGTCAAAGTTGTATTTTTCGTGAATGGAAGTAGTGTCACTGACAATATCAACCAAGAAAGATACAACGTCGGATGCAACACCAACATTGGCAGTTTTTCTATTTTTGTCATCAGTGGATGCAACAGAGACAATATTATGATCGGAGAAGTTCTTGAATCCAACAACGTGTCCAAGAGCATTGACAGGATCTCTCCACCTATCATATTCAATTGTAGAACCTAAAGAATAGGAGAATGTTTGATAGTAATTATTATCTGATGTCCTTTGAAGTTCCTCACTTAACTTACCAGTGTCTCTCTGCCAGCCACTTCTAATTTCGGAAGTTGCATCGACATCAAACTTAGCAGTAGAATTGTTAACTTCCTGAATGATACCAACAGTCTTCGAAGATTGTCCGTTAAGAGTTTCACCAACTGTAAAGAAATCGTCAGAGATGACTTTCAAATACTGATTGTTTTCATTCCAGATTGTGACTTCACCAATTTTATTACCAGTTGTTACAATCTCACCCTCAGCAAAATTAAGTGGTTCAACATCAACGGTAAAGATTGGTAAGTCTACAGAACGAATAACTCTTGCAGAAGAACCAACATCACTATAGATGCCTGGATTTGTCACCTCTGGATCTAATTGATACGAAACGTTAGCACCACCGCCACCAAAATTGGTTGTTACTCCAGTTACAGTGAAATCTTTATATCCATAATCTGTGGAATTATATCCACTACCAGTGGAGCCAATACCAATCTGTTCAACAAAGATCTTTTCACCAATTGTGAATGGATATGTTGATGTAGAGAATCCTACAGTTCCACTCTCAAGAGTCAAAGTCACAGTTCTAGTGGAAGTCTGATATGAAACATCAGATACCTTGAATCCATTGGAGTTGTTAGTTGCAACAACTAGAGGAGAAGAGTCAAAGAGTCTATTGGTATTTCTCAGAAGTTCGACTCCATTGACAGATGTACCCTGAAGTTCTGTACGGGTTACAATATCAGTATTGACTTCACCAGTGATTCTGTCAATAAAGATAAGTGTTGGTGGAGTCAGATAATTCTTACCACCAGATGTAATACCAATATTAGAAACTTTAGAAAGTCTATCCAGTTTTAAGATCTGTGGGAAAAGAACAGATGGTTCTAAAGTTTTGTCTGCAGAATAGTCAAAACCAACATTCTTAATCGTGAATGTCTTAGGAACACCAATGTTTTTACTTACCAGTCTGATGGCACCACCAACACCACTAGTGGATGCAATAGAAGCTACAACAGGAATCTCTGTATAATTTTTTCCTCTAGAAATAATTTGAACAGAGTCGATTGGACCATCAACTTGATTAGCAGTTGTTGAATATTCAAGAGTTGTGGCTTCCTCTGGTGTGTAAGATCCCTTCTCTGGTTTGAATGGGATGTTAAAATTGAACGTTGTGCTTCCAATCCCAGTAACATTGAATACACTGTTGTAACCACTAAAATCACACTGGATTCTGGAAAATCCAACAACATCCATATCAGTGATTGGGTCTTTCTTAGACGCATCAACAATATCAAGATTGACATTATCTAACTTGTAGAAAAGTTCTCTTGGAGTAGAATCTGTGATAGAAATATTAACTCTTGCATCAGTAGAAACACCGACTGTGCCAACACCAACTACCTGGAAAGGTTCACCTGGATTAGAATAGTATGGTTTGATGAAGTTTTTATCCTCATACAAATTAAATTCAAATATCTGTCTCTTTTTACCATTGACAGTTTGAACAAGTGATGGATCTGACAGTGCAAATCCTACGTTATATCCACGAGCAACTGTTATGGATGGATTAATCAATCCAACTTCATGACCAGAACCTGTTCCAGTCAAACCAATGATAGTTGGTACAGTTTTAGTTGCTTGATAATAAGTTGAAGCTAACTTAAAGGAGTTGGAATCATTTCTAACAACAAAATAAACAGTGTCCGTTGTAAGTGGTGTTGCAACGTTCGAAGAAGTATATAAAATCTTGTCGCCAGTTTCATAACCGTGATCTGGGATGTTTATAGTATTTGTAGTGGTGTTAATCTCCGCACTACCAAAGTTTCTTGGGTTGATGATAACTCTCTTTGAAGTATCATTATACTTTACATAATATGTGGTAGAAATACCAGGAGTAACAGAAAGAGAAACAATATCATTTTGTAAAAGTCCATGATTTTCCTGACAAACAACTGTGCCTACGTTTTTCTCCGCCCGGCCAGTAACTTCAACATCTTGTTCAAGAAGACTATGAACTCTTCCAGATCCATGTCCAGTGAAGAATAATCTGTAAGCAGTAGAACCAACACCAACAATCTGGCCAGTATCGCCGATACTTACTGGATTTGTAGAGAGACCAATCAGATCTCTACCATCATTGATAACATAAACTATTGAATTATTTGCGAGACTGAAAGTAGAAATTCCGTTGTAGACTTGAATGGAAGTTCCTTCACCATTATTATAGAGAAGTTTTTGTCCAGTTCTAAATCCATGTCCTGGAATCAGAGCTTGTTGTGTGAGGACAAATTTGTCAGTAGATCCTCCACCAACAACACCGAGTGTGTATCTTATGGTAGAACCGATACCGACACCTGCAGTGGATCCTAAAGATAATGTTTCTGCTGGATCAAAATAAGTTCTTGTGTTTCTGTTGGTAATAAAATCAGTGTTGAGCCCGACATTGAACGAAATAACTCTATTCAATGCAGTGATCAAAGACGTGCCTGTATAAGAAGAACCAACAACATTGTTATGTTCTCTCTTTACTCGAATTGAATTATTCAGTTCGTCAATGTTCAGAATCAACATTTGTTCTGTCGTTGTGCCGATACCAACAATGTCATCTGGTTCGATATTCAGTCGATTTAAGTTACCACTAACACTTAAGTCGGTTACAATACCAGTGGTTCCTGTGGTGCCAATGCCAGTGTTAAGAATCAAGAAAGAAGTGTTAAAACCTATTCGATGAGTTCCAGTCAGTTTTTTAAGAGAATCTGTTGATATACCAGATATTGTGATGTAATCCCCAACAGATAATCCATGTGGTTGTGTTGAAAATCCTACAACTGCACCAGTTCTATTGTTGTAATCAAATACAACATTATCAACGGTTACTGTGGTAGAAGCAACGGAAACAATTTTCTTTCCACCAACTCTGGATACCTGAGCTTCAAACCCTGTACCAGCATCAACAGTTCTAAGTCTCAGTTTATCTTTTACTTTGTATCCAGTACCTCTATTTTCAACTTCATATTGTCTGATATCACCTTTAGCAGCAAAGTTGACTTCAATTTCTTGTGTTACCTTATTTCTGCTACTATAATATCCATCATAAGATGTGTTTGCTGATGTTGGTTTGTATGGATAAGAGTTTCTTCTTAGTCCAATCGCACTAAAATCAAGTCTTTGATCATTAACTTCAACAAAGTTAAAGTTATCTGGTTTTGCTCTATAATTTTCACCAATCAGATATGGGAATACTGGTGATCTAAAGTTCTTGAACGTACCACTGGTATCATTCTCATCTGGATTAATCGTTGCAAAATATGCATATGTTCCATCAGGATAATCTGGTGTGACACAGAATCTACCATTGTTCTTATCAAGGTCACCCTTTCCAAGGAATTCATAGTCTTCAATGAAGAATCCCAGAGGATAGAGGTCGATAGGAGGTCCATCTGTTCTAGACGTTTTCAGAGAATATCCAGAACGCATTACTCTTGCAACACCACCATCCTTTCTGTCATATCCATAAGGACCATAGATTGGATGACCATCATAAGCCCATCCAATAATAGGAGAGTGGTTAGATGCACTTGACTCTGCGTTATTAACAAGAGACAAATCATTTTGTGCATAATTATACGTGTTATCACTATTCTTCTGTTTCAGAACTTTTCTTAAAGATCTAGGAGCATACAACGAAGTAAATTTCATTCCAATGTCGTTGTTTCCTCTGGTCAGGAATCCATCATCTTGAGTGAATACATCAACGTATCTTTGAACGTTGTTGATATTCCAACTCCTAACTTTGGTGAGGAACTTAACTCCAGTTCCAGGAACTTGTTCACTTACAACGACTTGAGATGTTGAATATCCAACACCACCACTTGCAACGGTTACTTTATCAACTCTACCTTCACTAATCGAAGCAATAACTTTAGCACCTACACCATCTCCAAAAATAGTGAGATCTGGAGGTGAAATATATCCTTCCCCTTTATTGGTAATAATTACAGAGTCAATCCTACCATCTTGAACAATAGCTTTGTATTCTGAAGAAGATCCTGAAGAAACTCTGACTGTTGGTGGAATTGCAAAGTTGAAGATGGTCGAAGAACCATAACCAATTCCAGACTCCTCCATATTGATTGAGGTAATAGAGCCTCTTACAACAGGATTAACCTGTGCGTGATAATTCTGAGATTCTGTACCAGTGGTATTAATACCAAGAGTGCCTTTGACTTTTACAGAAATCGGTGGATAGTTGAAAACGTGTTCTCCTTCACCCACGGAGTTAAATCCAACGTATTCTCTTGTAATATAATTTGCATCAGAAAGAGTAGAACCAATACCTGCAGCTGCGAGTCTGAATCTGTCCTCATTTACTTTCAAGACATAGTAATCTTGTGTAGTATCAAGACCACCAATTCTTACACCTTCGTTTGTATATCTAACAACTTCCCCGTCCTGGAATCCGTGTCCCTGATATTCAATATAATCCGAATATGTGTTAATACCAGTTACAGGTATGAGTCTTCTCTTGTTTTCATAACCCTCACCAGGATTATCGATAATAATACGACCAAGAACTTTCTTCTTACTAAAAGATTCAAATCTCTGAACACCATCTGCGAATCCAGTAATGTTAAGTGGATTTACTTTATTGATAGCATCATCACGAGTGTTTGCAAGTTTAATTGTGGATGCATCAACTTTAGACACAAAGTAAACTTCATCATTTACCAATCTTTGGTCTGGATTTGTTTGAGTGCCGACAACACTAGAATCACTTGCAATACCAATTGCACCAGTGCCTTCAAAGGTCTTATAGATTATAGCTTCACCATCTCTGAATTTGTGATATGTACCAAATCCAATAGTATTGTCCGAAATATTAATTCTTCCACCTGTAGAGGAAGCATCGAAGTCTACAAAGTGATCGACTTGTCTTAAGACAGCTCTTGCTACAGCATTTTTACCATTACCACCAGTGATTTCAATATCTGGTTCTTCCGTGTAATCAAATCCTGGATCAATAATGTCAAATCTTGCAAATTGACCTTTTACGTTTGCCGTTGCACTTGCACCAGTTCCAACAGTGCTTTCAATGACAACATCAGGTGGACTGATAACATCATAGTTACTTCCGCCAAACAGAACATCAATACTATTGATTCCACCGAACAGAATGACATCACCAGACTTATAGTTCTGAATTTCAGTACCATTCATCAAGATGCCAGTTGTCCCTGGAGTGGTTTCATACAACGATCCATCATAAACAGGATTGATGGAGATTCTCTTCAGAAGTTTTTGGTTTTCAAGTTTTTTATTAGCCAGTTCAGGAACGGAGATCTTAAACGTGCCCTGACCAGTAGCCCTGACATAATCTTCGTTTACCAAGTCGGACAAAGATCCAGCAAGTCGAATTTCGTTAGAATTCTCTCTTTTTACAAAATAATTCTTGCCGTCCTCAAGTTCTCCGAGAACACCCTGAATTACATTGAAAGTAATTACTTCACCTGTGTAGAAACCATGGTCTCTAGAACCATCGGTAACTTGAATGAGTTGAATGATGTCTCCACCAGTCGTACCAGTCCATGTAATAGAACGATCCGAGACAGTAATAGGTTCACCACCCAAACTTGGAATAGATGGAGATGTTACGTATACATGAGGGTGTGGCGGTTTCGCCAGAGGATCTAAAGTCTCATGATCATACGAGTTTTGAATATCTGTGGTATACTTGGTAATGTTATCGTGAACAGTGCTGTTACCTCTATGCAGTCTTCTTCTGATGAATTCAACAAGGTCAATATTTGGTTGCAGACCTGGCAGATCACTCAGAACAAAGGTGGAACTACTAGTAACACTACTAACTCTACCTACACCAAGTAAATTTTCATCAGCATCAAGTACTTCAACAAAATCTTCCTCAAAGAAGTCGTGAGCTGCTGCGGTTACTACATTATAAACACCAGTTGTTGATGTTTGTTCAAAAACAGTTGGATTATGTCTGATAGAGACATTATGCATCCAGGAGTTGAAGTTTGGATCCTCTGGACTTGTTAAGAGACCAGGTGTACCAACTCTAATTTTGTCTCCCTGTTCAAAATAAATTCCATCTGGTGGAAGTTGCATGTTGGCGAGAACACCAGTGATGACAACTTCAATTTTGTCATTGATATTGGCTGCAGAATATCCATACGCAACATTACTGTATCTAACTTCATTGCCGATTGCATAATCGGTGATCATTGGATCAACACCAATGAATTGTGTAGAACTCTTGTCAGTGTAAGTAACTACACCAATAGTGCCGTTCTTATCAATACAGTTTAATACACCAGTAGTAGGGAATCCCACCGTAGTGTCCACTGTAAGGACCGTGGCACCCACTGAAACGTTATCTGTGAACCTAGTCCTACCTGGAATGACAAAAGAACCTTCAATCGACTCTCTAGACAATCCAATCTGATAATAGTGGTCTCCACCGTAGACAAAATCAGATATTTCGGAGATTGCACCCGAAGCTCCTTGAATGCGATTATCTTTTTCGTCCTTATCTTGGAAAAGAGTAGAACCCTTCAAAGAAAGAGGATCGCCTGTGATAACTTTTACCAACAGATCATTAGTGATGCGATAATCCGCATCAGATGGTCTCAAAAGAAAATCAGACGGTTTGATGATACTGACATCATCACCAAATAAGACTCTGAACAGGATTTTATAAGACTCCTCTGTGCCCTTTGTCTTATAAAAGTCCTTGACTTGACGAACAAAGTTAGCCTGATCTAGATCACCAATAAGTGTTCTGTTTTGGAACCCATTCGCAAACGTATCCTTCAGTTTATCAAAAAACTTCTGAAGGAAGAGATTAGAAAGATTGAATACCTTTGTTCCACCAGTGTGAGCTGCACCAACTGTGCTCTTAAATGACAACAGGTCGGGTCTATCAGACCTCTTCAGAGAATCAACGCCACTGAACCCTCTGATGCACCCTGTGAAGGTGTTTGTGGTCAGTCCAGTGTATGTAATGATCTCATCATCAATTTTTAAGAGACCATACTTTGCAGGATATCCATCGGTGGTTTCAACATGAATGGTTGACGAAAAAGACTTGGTATCTGTACTTAATCCAGTACATACAGTTGTTGCGGAACCAACAAAGGTTTGTAATTTTGTATATCGATCAATATTTTCTCCAAGATCAACTGGTCCACCCTGAAATTCTTGTGAAACATAATATTGTTTCATGAAATCCACAAAAAGTGGATTTTCTGCCTGAACAAATTCAGGTAATTGATTTTCAATTACCTGGCTAATTTTAACTCTTTGGATAGAGGTGTCGATCATTTATATTTTCCGCTATTAGTAGGAAGAACTGTATGTTCCGCTAGAAGTTGATGTTGAAGTTGACGTTGATGTCGTAGATGACGCGGTTGTACTTGATACCGCTCTGGTTGAAGTTGCACTTGACGCTACAGTGGTCAATGCAGCACTAGAAATTGGAGATTTAGAGTTTCTAACATATGTTGGAACATTATAACTAGACTCTCTTGTGAATCTGGAACCAGATGTGTTTTCACCAGAAG